TATTGAGCTACCTTTGTGATTGATAGCCCAATAAAGCATCTGATTAATACCTAACATAGTTTTACCGAACTGCCTACCAATATTAAGAATATAGTATTTATAATCTTCGTTATTAATTGCAGAATGTATTAACTTTTGTTTCTCGTGAGGTTTATATCCTTTAATTGTCGAAAGAAAACTTATCTACTGTTTTATTCTCGATGTGTTGTTTATCGTGCATCCCTAAACGATTCTTTGCGTAGAAGATACCTTTACCTTCATTGGCTACTATGTCTCTTGCAAGCGCCTTAAATAACTCATCTACTCTTTTTATAGCGTTCGATTTAATCTCGTCTTCTGACTTTAACCAAGCATAATAAGTAGACTTAACAATAGTATCCAGCTTCAATAAAGGTAACCAAATATTAAGAAAATATTCAATTGTAGGAATGTGTCTATCTCTAACTTCAATAACTTTACCACTACCCGAAACTACTTCTTTTGTGTGTGATAAACATTCTTTGATATACGCATCAGCATAATCATTAATGTTATTTATAAAGTCGTCAGATTTAAAATTACCCATTAATCAATTCAATTAAAACACTTCTAGAAGCATTGTGAGGGATTGCGATATGTTTCTCTTTCAATAACGCTTTTAACTGCTTTACAGTATACGAATTAATAGGATTCGATGCAAATACTATCTCTGTCTTTAAAATCTCTTTAGTTGGCTTAGTTTCGTAGTAATTAATATAATTACGAATGATGTTACAAGCAAGTAACCAACAACCGTTACAATTTAAAGAAAGTACCTTACCAGTAATAGCTTGATAGATTGTTTGTAAATGGATTTGTTCTTCCTTATCCCATTTAATATTGTTCGCTAGTATCTTATCTCTAAGAATGTCTAACGAGTTTTTACCGTTAATGTTTAATTCCATATTTTATCGTAAATTGTAGCTAGTATAAATATAGCTAGTGAATAAATAATATTGTCTTGTGTGAAAAATAAAGTAATAATTGAAACCCAAAACGTGAAGCAAGGGAAGCAATCTAAAACTTTAATCGGTGTGAATTGGTCTAGCTTAAGCATTGACTTAACTCTGTAAGCTAATGAAAGCTCACGAAGTAAAACTAAGCTAGTAAAAAAAGATATTATAATTGTGTTCATAAATTCAAAGTTATTTTTTTATTCTTCATTGCTTCTACAACAGTCTTAAAATCGTACTTAACAAAAACCATCTCAATAAATTCTACTTCCGTCCTTATCCTATGTCCGAACTTTACAGTTGGTAACGGAGATATTAAAACACCATCCTTGAATATAGCATCAGGGATATGTTTTTTAATCTTATCTTCTCTTACTTCTAGTTTTGAGCGAATCATAGTGTGTATAAAGTTCTTTCAAGCATCTGTTATCTTCGGGTTTATTCTCGTCAAATAGTCTAACTGTACGATGTAAATTCTCAACATAACCGATAGGAGTTAATACTCCCATACGGTTTTGTAAATTTAACAATTTTTCTTTATAGTTTAGCATTCCTTAGAAATAATATAACCTTTAGCTAATAACGATTCAATCATTTCCATTTCACTCATTTCCTTAGATTGACTTTTCAACTTCTGAATGTACAAAGTAGCATCCATTAGTTCTTGTTGTAAATGTTCTAAAAAATCATCTGTGTTATTTTCTTCTAAAGTAGTACCGTATTTTTTTATGCCTATTCTAGAACGATTCTGAAAACTTTCAACAACCTGGTTCACTATTGGGTCTGTCTTAACCTTATGCTCATCCGTAATAATGTTTAACGTCGATGTACTCCAATAATTAACATCACCTATTCTGTTGAACGCATCACCTCGAAGTACTGTACCCCTAGTAATGTGTTTGTCTGTGTAATCAACTCTAATTCTCAATGGAGTAGTTTTACTTTCTGCTATTATTATTTGCTCTTTCATTTAAATAAATTAAAATCATTTTCTCTATTGACTTATCAATATGCTTTTCACCGTTTTCACGAAACCACATGAAGAAGTTGAATAGTATTATAGCTTCGTTATCTTCCATGCATTAAGCGAGTTAAAATATTTTTCTTCACCTTGAGGATTTATCCAACATTTACCTGACAAATTAATCTCCACTTCCAACATATCACAAATGTTAAACGCATCAATCAATGCACACTTATCTTTTGTTAGCTGAATTAAAATATCATTCGAGAACGCACCATCTACAACCGTTAAAACAAATTCACGTTTTGAGAATGCTTCTGATACTTGGATAGTATCGTTTTTAACTTTTAAACTTCCTGTAATTTTCATAATTAATCTTTTATAAATGTTCCGTTTACTGTTTTCCCAGTTCTATTTTTAATCACTCCGTAAGCACTCGCTAAACAATCTTCATAATTCAAACCTAGTTGTTTACAAAGTATAATTAGCACCACTTGAATATCACCTATTGCATCTATTTGCTCTGCTTTATTTGACTTCAAAATAGCATTTGCTAACTCTCCAACTTCCTCAGTTAGTTTAATAAATTGCTTTGTTTGGTTTTCTTCTTGGAGCAAATTTCTTTGTTCCGCCCATTCTAAAATATTTTCAATCATAATATTTAAGTTTTACGTTTGCAAATATAGACAATTATTTTAATTCTACAATATTGAATTTAATAAATTCGTTACCCTTTTCAACATTTAATTTAGTAGCTTGTATTTCGTAAATATCTCTATCATTAAAATCGTACTTTACTGTCAAACAATCTTGAAATACTTTTATACAGTTATCCAAATCTTGAAGTTTAGAAGATAAGCCAAATTCTAAGATTAGTTTGTACGGTGGTCGACCGATATATTTAATTGGTAACTGGCTTAAAACCTCTCTAACATAATCTTTGTGTACTTGGTTCTTAAATCTTTTCCCTTGATAACAACTATTAACCGATAATGCTTTTATATTAATCTTTTCCATTATAAATCTTTTATAGTTTTTCTTACTTCTTCAGCTAAAACCTTTCTAACCTTAAACTTTAAACCTCTTAAATCTTCATTTTGCTCTTGAATTTTTTGTCGAGTTCTTCTTATCGTTTCTGCATTCGTCAATACGTTTGAATGTGCAAACATAGTTAAAAATCTTTCTGCTGATAAATTTATCATTTCGTGTCCTAGCTCTTGCTCCCAAAATATCGAAATCAGTTCGCTATCGTTATCCCTTGTTGAAGGAACTAATTCTAAAATGCTTTTTACTTTGTCTTTAATCTTTGCGTTCATAATTATATCAATTTTATTAATTCTTCGTTTTTCTTTATTTGTTCGCTAACTTCTTTTTGTGCATACATCCACAACCTTTCTAAATCAAAATTTCTTTGTCTAGAGCTTATCAATTCTTTTTCTAGTGTTTTAATCGTTTCTAAACAGTATTTTAAATCTTCTGATATTTCGAGTAGTCCAACTCTTTTAATGTCGTTAGGAGCTTTTAAATTAGCCTTAACAATCATTTTACTAATAGTTAGCATTAGATTTGTTTTTGAAATTCCTATTTTTAAGTCTATTTTATCCATTAGAAAGGTAAATTGTCAAAGTTAGTATTTGGTTTCATTCCTTCAGTTTCATTTTCTAAGATTATATTCTTTCGTTTGATACAATCAACTCCACCAACTCTAAAACCTAAACCTTTATTATAATCTAATAACACTGGTGTATTTAATTTAGTAGGCATACCACCCGTATCGGTGTCTTTTATCTTTACAACTTCACACATTGTTTGATTCCACATTTCAGGATGTTGTGTCATTCTGTGAATTACAATAAAATCATCAGCTTTATTTGCGAATGCTTTTCCACCTTCAATATCACTTTTTAATGGAGGCATAACGTGTCCAGCCCACGAATGTTTTTCAGGATAAATTGCGGAACGTCTACCACTTGCGGAACTAGGATGCGTGTTTACATAAATTGTTTTTCCTGATTTAGTAAAATGTTTCAAATCGTTTAATACATCGTAATTACTTGAATAACTCATAGCAGTTTTTAAACCGTTAAAAGGGTCTATAAGATAGTTATCTGTATTTGAACTATTAAAAACATTTAACAATTCATCAGGTGTATATCTTTTTTGATTATCTACAAACTTAAAATAATGTTCCATTTTAATTTCTCCCTTTCTCAATTCTGAAGGTGTTAAGTCTTTAAAAGGTTTACCTGAATACATTTGAATTAAATCTCTCATTACCTTGCCTTGATAATTTTCATCCATAAATAAAGTGAATGTTAAATCGTGCTGAGTAGCTAAAGCTAAAAAGTACCATTCCATAAAATATGTTTTACCTACGTTATCGTGTCCTAGTATAATATTTAACTGTCCTGTTTTCCAAGTCAAATGATCGTCTAGGTAACAACCTATTCCTTTACCAAATTGAATTTTACCATCTAAATAATCATTTAAATAGTTTGTACTATGTCCTGATTCTAATATCATAATAATTTATTTGCGTTAACTTGTTTCATTACATTCATCATATATTCATCTTCACAACTAATTTTTGTTTCTACAGAATTAATTATTGAATCATTCCAACATTTACCATTTAACCAAGTTAAAGGATTTTTAAGGAATTGTTTATCTGTTTTTGAATCAACATATTTTTTAACAACATTTAGAATTATAGAAACTTCATCATCTGTTAATTTTAAAAATTTTTCTCTGCATCTTTTTGTATCAACTTTTTTATCGTAAATATTCCAAAATATATCAAAAGATTTATTTCTTTTTTCTTCTTTACTTTCTTTTTCTTCTTTAATTGGTTTCGTCTGCGTTTCACCTGCGTTTCGTCTGCGTTGCACTTGTGTTTCAACTTCGCTTTCTTTTGATTGATAAGTGTCATATTTACAAACGATTAACCGTGTCGTAACCGTTTCGTTTTTTAACTCAATCATTTCATCTTTTTTTAGTAATTCTAAAAATCTTTTAACAGATGATTTGTCCCAATTCCATTTTTTACCCCAACTTTCAAGGGATAAAATACTTTCGCCTCTATTTATATGTATTATTTTTCCTTTAATAATTGTTTTAGCAGGTGCGTAATTAACAGTTAGTAAAATATCATTCCAAGCTTCAAACTTAGAAAACTTTCTATTTTCAGTGTATAACCAATGCTCAGTTATAGAGCGATGTAATTTTATCCAACCACTCATAACTATTTCATTTCTTTTTGAATACAGTGTAATGCTCCAATTAATTTAAATAGTTGTTTTTTACTTAAATCAATTGTTATTAACTCCTCAGTAGATTCATTACATAATTGAATTTCTACATACTCATCATCTTGAGGTGGTTGATTATCCTCATTGTACAATTGAACTTCTAAAGTAGTTCCTCTTTCATAATCATTAAATTTGTAAATCATAATAAATAAAATTATTTCCAACAAAAAAGCCAAGCTAAAAGGTGCGTAGGATTACCTTTTGAACTTGACTTTATTTGTTGTTGTTATTAAATTTCTTTGGAAGTTTCCTACGCTTCGTGTACAAATATAACTATTATTTTTTAATATTTACAAAATCAACTCATTATTTTCTAAAATTTCTCTAATTTTCTCCCTCACTCGTTCCGCTTCATCAATCTCGCTACCAACTTCTGAGTACTTATATACACCTCTGTAATGTTGTTCTAGTTCCCAAATTACATTTTTCCATTTCGTTCCATCAATAGCGCTTCTCGCTTCGTCTTGCTCTTCGATACTGTCGAACTCTAGTATTATCTTTCCCATATTTTAAGGTTAATATTCTAATTTACTAAAAAAATAAGGCTCTACCACTACCCTAGCTCCATTATCTTTGATATGTTCTAAAACAAAACCTCGCCTACCTCTCTTAAAATTCGTTTGAACCCATTCTGAACTAGGTGAAAGAGCTGGATAATTGAAATAGTCAAAATCATCACTAGAACACATATCGAATAAACATTGATGGCTATCACCTTTTGAGAAAGTTATGTATTTACAGTTGTTGTAAATGCTATAATTCTTTAAAAATTGGTCTATCTTTTCTATTTGTCGTGGGTCTAATTGTGGTTTAAATCCGAATTTCAAGTTTCGTGCATCTTTTCCATGAGTTAAAACTATCATTCTGTCTTGTATCTTGTAGAAGTTTAAAAATTTTCTATGATTGATTATCTCAACATTATTGTATTTATGCTCTATAACACTTTTAAATGCAGAATTAACTACATAACCGAATGCTCCAGAATGATTATCTTCACAAATATTATTACAAATTATATGTTTAAATTCACTTTGTAGAATATCAACTAATAAAACTTTAGCTTTTAAACCAAAATCAAACGCAATTTCGTTACTCATATTTTGTGGTAGTTTATGCCCACCTCTAGTTGTTTCACCATCCCAACCGTCCATATAATCGCCTAATTCATCTATGTAAAGAATATCTGATTGTTTATTTTTAATGGTAAATTCAGCCATTAGTTTGATATTTTCTAACAACATTTCACCGTTCCATTCAACTGGGTACAATGATAAACCACCTCTAGAAGCATCCATTCCAGTATGCACATCGGTATAAACTAAACGGTCTATTGTTTCTGATTTAGTGTTAAGTTTTATTAATGGTTGTTTATTGTATGATTGCATACACTCAGAAATAACTTTGTCAAAGTCTAAATCCTTATCGTTGTTTTCTTCACCCTTAACATTAATCGAATAGTTTTTACCCTTGTACCAATAATGCTTAACCTTGTCAATATCTATTCCAACCGTTTCGCACTCTGCAAGTATTCCTTTATCTACTCTCCTACTGATTAGCTTCGATATGTTTCGTTGAATGTTTTCAGTCCAAACTAAGTTATTTTCCTTGCAAATTACCCTTCCAGTTTCTCGCTTGTTATTGTTGGAACTGTAAAGCTCCATTATCCGTTCAATATTCTCTATCATAGTCTTTTAATTATCTTAAACGAAATTAATCATTTAAATTAAAAAACCTCGCTAAATTAATAACGAGGTCAAAACTTAATATAAAGGAAATAAGAAAAGTTTTATTTTTTTATTCTAATCCGAACAATACGCAATTAGAACATAGTTAATTGTTTTCTGTGGTTATTAATTCGCTCCATAGCTTTGTCAAAATATTCTTTATCCAACTCACAAGCTGTTAAGTCGAATCCGTAATCGTGGCACGCAATAGCAATACTTCCACTCCCTAAATGTGTATCAAGTATTTTATCGCCTTGTTTTGCGTATTTATCTAATATCCATTTATAAAGTGCTGCAGGTTTTTGTGTTGGATGAATACGAATTTCTTTGTTTTTCATATTACCTTGTAGCATCCCATTCCATCTAAAAGAAAACATTCTAACTGCAGTATTAAAACTTGTATAAGCTAACTCACAATCTGCAAAATTACCACTATTTTCCTTATCCCATACAATCCAACAACTGCTATTTGATTTAGGTATGTTTTCTATAAAATGATTTGCACCCCAAATAATAACATTTTTTGAAACTCTTTTTAATTCAATAAAATAATCTTCATTAGGTGCGGAAATATCCCAATTCTTTTTTGTGTAGTTAGTCGCTTTAGTTGCGTTGTTTCCACCAATGTTTCCACCATCCATATTTATACCATAAGGCGGGTCTACAATAGCTAAATCAAAATAGTTATCAGGGTAACGAGCCATTAACTGCATATTATCCTCGTTTGTTATTGTTAGTTCTGCTTTATTCTTCATCGTTAATGTATTTACTTTTAAAATTGGTAATGTTGAAACCGAATAGCTCACGTTTATTATGCTTCATAGTAACCATTGAGCGAATGTAATTACCATAGGCATCGTGTTTAATGCTCTTAATTGATTTGTAAAACGTTACTAGTTTACGGTGCTTGTTGTTTCCTTCGCTATGTAAAAAACATTTGAAGCGAATCTCTCTACTTAAATCTTCCATATTATTCTGCATCTTTAAAATTATTTTCAATCCATTCTTCAAATGATAGTGTAATCTTATTCATTTGCTCTGCTACTTCTACTTTTTCATCTTCGGGACATTTGTAGAATATACTGTTTATATTCTGATTAAGCACCTTAATAACTTCTTTAGTATAATGTTCGGGAAATACTTTATTAAGTTCTTCTAAGTACTCAATAAATACAGGTAGGCATCCCGCAACTACACACGCTTTTACGTCGAAACTATGTTTGTCTGACAAGTATAACTGTTTTCTGTACTCTCTCGCTAACTGTCTTTTGTATTTGATTTGTTTTACGTCTTTCATAATCTTAATTATTTAATAAAATTATATGCTGATGTACTTCCTGACATATTGAATTGATAATACTCAGTTTCGCAATATGTTTCATTTACTCTTAATTTTATTGAAGTTGAATTTAAGAAGTCTATAACCATTTCACTATTTGTTAAATCGTTAATTAAAAAGACTGCTTTACTATCTGTGCTTTTCTCTCCAGTAACTGAGTACCTTTTCCAAATACCATTTACCATTAATGAAATATCTACATTTAAATAATCATCGCAAAAGTAACCACCTTGTAAATAAAAAGCTACTTCACCATCTACATTTTCAAGTTTCAAAACTGCTTTATTATTTTCTTTTGTATGACATATTTTATACGGTTCGTCAAATCCGTTATTAATGTTTTTATTCGTCCATTGTGCTAATGATACGTTAGCTAATATTAAAGCTCCTAATGTTAAAATGTTCTTTTTCATAATTGTTTTTGTTTTTACAGTTTGATATTTCTTAAATCGTTTCTTAAATTCTGTGTACATTCTTTGAAGTACTTATCCGTTTTCAATCTATTATACTGTGCTAAATAGTAAATAATAGTATCGTGTTGTAAATCAAAGAAGCTACCGATAAATTGCAATGTCATTGTTGTATTTTCTTTTAGATAGTTAGCTAAAACCATTCTATTATAAACTAGCATCTGTTTTCTGCTTCGTCCTTTAAGTCCATACAAATCAATCAAATCTAGTAGTTTAATTGGTGTTTGCTCCGTTTCTACTTCCTCAACTGGTTCGTAGTTTAGAACATCGTCTACAAACTTATCTAAACCATCTAAATCAAACTCTATCTTTTTGTTAAATCTTATAGCTTGTAAGATATTAAGTTCTAAACCTAAATCTTTCAACATTTGTAAGTTTTTCATAATTATTTAATTTTTGGTGTGTAACTATTTTTATCCCATCCCTTTTTTACTTTCGCCAATTCTACAGCATATAATCCGAAGAAATACATCGACCATTGATTGAAATTTTCGGGTTTGTCTTTTGGTAATACTGTGCGAGCGATTCTTAATGTTTTCATAATAATTTGTTTTTAGTTGTTTAAAATCTATTTTTACTTTCTTGAAAATTTTTGTTTTGTTGTATTAAAATTCTTTTAAATTCACATATTTCTGCATACTCATTTAATAATTTATCTAAATATATTTTTTCATCATCTGAATTAATTATATATTTAGTATTATTAATTTTTTTACTTTTTAAATATTTTTTAGCATTCATTATATTGAACTATTAAATTTCTTTAATTCATAATCTGCAGAAACTCTTTTGATTGAATTTTTTGTTGTATGTTTCCATACTTTTGATTTAACTCCATTTCCTTCAATTATCCAGCAGTCATTTTCATTTTCATAAGTGCATTCACCTACTACAAATGCCTCAAAACCATCTGAAGTTCTGTAAATCATTTTGCTTCTATCAACTTGTTTAATAGTTGGTTTGTAAATCTCATTTGCCGTTATCCATTTGTTACTCATCATAATTTTTAGTATTTCGTTTTGTATTCTGCAAAGTTACACACATATTTTACATAAACAAACTTTATTCACATTATTTTTAAAATAATTCACAAAAAAAATAACCGAACTATATTAGAACGGTTATTTGAGTATCGCATATACAACATACGTTGTGTGTTAAATACGCAATATAGCGACAATAAGTAAGTTAGCAGCTATTGTTTGCCTATTACCCTTTCAGCAATGAAATCAAGGTAATCCCAATTTTGGTCTGCAAACTCCGATTTAATTTCTGCTATGAATGCAAACAACAGTTCGCTTTGCCTACTAACATCGGTTACTCGCAATTTTTTTAACTTAGATTCTACCTTGTCAAGTCGATTTAAGTTATTTAATATTTCAGTTATTGTGATCGGTTTACCATTATCTAATATTGCAGTACCATCAAATGCAATTCCTTCTGTAAATCTTTTTCCCATTTTATATTTATTTAGTCGTTAAAAAATCTGACGAGTAGCCGAAAACCGTTAGGTGCAATTAGAGTCTAAAAACAACTCCACTTCGTCTAAACATATTTGAAACTTATTAAATTGCCTTTCATTAACAAACTTAACAAAAGACTCTAACAGTTCGCTTTGCCCACTAACATCGGTTACTCGCAATTTTTTTAACTCAGATTCACGTTCTTCTCTAGTTATTTCTTCTAATTTGATTGCAATGTCTAAATCTCTGCAAGTGCAAGTTTCTGGATGATGTCCACAAACTCTAGTTTGGTATGTATCACTTTTCATTCCCATAATTATCTATATTTAGCCGTTAGTAGCTACTTCTGAAATGACTTAACCACTTCCTTAAACTCGCAAATCCTATCAATAGGTATCAAAGCTTTTACCATTTTTGCATTGTTTATCTTCGGGCGTCCTACTGAATTGTAGGTAATTTGTGGAATCTCCGTTAATGTTTGTTTCTTCTTCATATCTAAATACTGGTATTGTTTCTTTTTCTTTCTTAGTTCTAAGGGATAGAATAAACACTATCCCTATACTTGGTAAAATTAATATCTTATACATTTCTAATTGATATAGACGATTTGCTGAACGTAATTATAGGACGTTGCAGTATCTCTCCAGTACTTTCGTCTAAGCTCGTTAAACCACTTAAAGCAACTTGCTTATATTTATCTTCAATCTCTTTTAAATTGTCCTTAGCAATTCTCCACTCCTCAATATCTGAAAAGTCAATCATTCGTCTACCCTCTACTTTAGTTACTTTAAAATCACCTAATTTAAAAGTCTTTTCTGTGTGCTTTTCAGCTTCATCGATAGCTTGTTCTTCGATACATTTTTTCGCCTTTACTAAAGCATTTTCAAACTCTTTAAATCTACCTAAACATTCGATTGCTGAAAAGTTGCCTAATTCTACATTCTCTATAAATTGACCTAATAGTGAATCAAAATTTCTGACATTTAATGTTATTTCGTTATTCATAATTTCTATTTATTTAATATCTCGTTAATCTCCAATTCTTGTTGTGCAGTTAATACAAATGATTCTTTTATTTTGCCTATAATCTCAATCTCTCCAGCTTCTAACCTTTCACAAATTTTATTAAATTGCTTTTCGTTAATTAGTTGTTTAGGCTTTTCTGCACTTGCTTGTTGCCCATCATCATCTTGCGATTGCATAGATAATAGATTTTGTAAAGTATATCTACGATAATACGTCAAACACGACCCAGTAGCTTGGGCAGTCAATCCTAAAGGTAATGTTAAATAACTTTCAATAAAACTACCATCTTCTGCGTCTATTATTCTAGTGTATTGTTTACCATCTTCAATAGGTTGTAATAAGATTAAACCTTTAGATAATAGTATCGGTTCAACTGTATCAATTAATGCGTTTATATCAACGTATTTGTTTTTAAAGTGTGGATTGGTTGCGTTTTTTGTCGCTTTACCAATTTCTCTCTTAGCTTCTAGTAATTTCGTGTAATTTTTCATAATTTTTGGTTTAAAAGTTGTTCTTTGAATAATTTAATTACTTTGATTGCACTATAACAATCAGGTGCGTTTGAATCTCCAAATCTTTGAAGTTGTTTCCATTTTGGAACATTCTCAGAAATTTCAATATTTCTTCTTACCTCTTGTGCTTCTATTTCTAACTCGCACCACTTTTCAAAAAGTTCTAAATCTGTCATAATTTTTTAGTTTGTTAATTTATTTAGTTTAACTGAAACTGTATTGAATCTCTTTGCAGAAACAATTATTTCTCCGTTTAATTCTAACACGAATGCGTCGAATCCCCATCTTGTGTGGTGAAATACTCTAATCTCATCACCATCATTAGTAAATGTTTCAAAAACTTCACCTTTTAAAATTTGTTGTTTAATTGCTTTCATAATTTTTGTTTTTAGTGTTTCTTTCTGCAAATATACAAATCTTTTTGAATTAAAAGTACTTTTTATTAATTATTTTGCAAAAAAAAAACAGAGCATCATTTATGACACTCTGTTAATTAACTAAAAACCTAAAATTATGAATGAATCAAAGATACTACAATTTAGGATATTTTAAACCATTATCTATAAACATTTCTTTATTCTGTAAAGTTCTCCAAGTATTACCGAAAGTTTTCTCAAAATGTGGAGCATCTTTAAATGACTTCCAATCACCACCCCAGGACCAACCTTTAGACTTGAAGAAATTAGTTACTTTTATCCAATGTTCATCAATATCGAAAGAAGCAGTTTCAAAAGTGCCGTTATTGTCTTTGTCTTTAAGTATAACAATGTCAAAAGCTAAACCGTAATTGTGGATTGATTGACCGCCTCGTGCGTTTGTTACTTTTGGTCTTTGGTTGTATAGCTTGTTTTGTTCTTCAATACTTCTGTAAACGTACGCAAAACGCAACCTAACACCTTTTGGTAATAGATTATTACATTCTATATAGTCTTTCTCTAATTCACTTCTCAAAATTGGGTGAATAGTCTTAATTCGGTCTAAGGTTATTTTGTCCATCTTCGTAAAATTTAGTTAAAACTATTACCACTATCAATATGGTAATTAACTCAATCATTGTTTAGTTAGCTTAGATATAGCACTCATAGTAGTACCAACCGTTACCAATATTGCACCAACTGTTGCAGTCGCAGGGAATGAAACTAGCGCACCGCCAACAATACCAACACCAATACCAACCTTAATAAGTTGCTTAAAGAATCTAGGTGTTTCTGACTTCCATCGTTTATTTATCTCTCTCATTTTTTCTCGTTTATTAATTGTTTTAAATCGCTCTTAATTTCCTTAAAATCCTCTTTTATATCGGTATACTCTTTTAATATTTGCTCGAATTTCAAATTGAATAAGTCTAAAATATTTCTTCTGTCGCTTTTAATGTTATGTTCAATAGCTTCAATGTTAGCTTTTAAACCTATATACTTTTCGTTGAACTTTAAAATCTGCTCGTCATACTCTTTATTCTTATCACGAAGCATTTTTAAAAATCCGCTAATTATAGCCATTGCTATTGCGAAAATCCAACCAGCTATCAATTTTTCAGTTTCGTTCATACTATTGGAGTTATTGGTTTAGGGAAATATTCCGATAATGATAAACTAGTAATAAAACTTAATTCTGTTTGTAGCTCGTCAATATACCATAAACCTAAACAGTAGTAATACTCTTGTTCACTAATTACCCAATTATCGTTTAAATCTTGTATAGGATTGAAGTAGCAAACACCGTCATAAGTTTTACCTACCAAAATATTTTTTTGTTGTTCTGTTATTATTGCTATCATATCCTAAACATTTCTCGCTAAAGTTGTTTGCATATCTTGAACTAAATTGTAAAAAGCTAATGCTTCGGCATCTGTTAAACCATCACCTACCGACATAAAAGCATATTGTCTATTTGACCAAATAGTACCATCGTGAAATCTACCTAAATGAATATTACCAGAAGATAAACCAGAACTAGATTTAGTTATAGTAGCTACTAAGCTATTGTTTTTAAATAGTTTTTCAGTAGTTGAAGAAGTTCTATTTATTATCCTCATACCTGACGAACTACCATCTGTATAAGTAGAATAAGAGAAAGCCTGATTCACTTGGAAATAAGTAGTACCACCGTAATTGATAGCCATATCAGGTGAATAGTTTGAAGCATTTGAAGCGCAAACATCAAACACCGCACTTGAATTATTAGTCCTAGAATAAACTGAAACGTGTGTATTATTTAAAGAAAGAGCAGTACTAGGTTGTATATATGTTTCTGCATACCCATTCGTACCACCCAATAAAACACCATTAGAACTATGCGTCATTCCACCACTAAAAAGCAATCTATAAGCTGAGTTACTGTCTGCTGAATTAATAAAATTATACTTATGAGTTGAACTTGTTCCTCCCACAAATGGATAAACCGCCTTCATCTTAGTGTCTAAACCGTTAGATATTAACCCTAAATCAAACGTGTTTAAAGCACCTAGAATAGTCGCATCTGTTATACCTGTTGCAGTTGCAAAAGCGGTAGTTCTAGCGGTGTAGCCTAGTCCGAATCTATATGGATTTATAATCATACCGTTCTAGTTCCGATTAGTGTAATTTTTAAACCTTTTGCAGTTCCATCTCCTATTTGGTCTACATCAATAGTTATCTCTGAATCATCTGCTAAACTTGAATCTGATATTACAGGAGCAGTTACTGCGGTTGTACTTGTTTTCTCTGTGTTATCAATAGTAATCTTTGTAGAAATAACACTTGTACCGCCTTCGTTAATATCAACCGTAAAGATATTACCACTTGTTTGAGCGGTTGTTAAAGATGCTCTTACTCCTGTCAATGTCATAGCGTGTGGCATTCTAAAAGTTACTTTTCCAGTTCCAGCAGTTATAGCAGTTGTTTCATCTGAGCAAGCTAATTGAATAACTACGGGTATAGTAGATTGAGTTGCTAAAGTTCCCAATCCTGAAACATCCGCAGTAGTTATATTTGTACCACTCAAAATCATTCCTTTTGCATCGTACGTTACTTTAGTTGCAGTTGCTGGAGTGATTAAAGTATTTAGATTTGCTTTGTTATTTAATTGATTCTGTACGCTACTTGCTACACCATCTAAATAGCTTAATTCAGTAGCTGAAACTGTACCGATAGCAGTATCACTAGGTAGTGTAACAGTACCAGTAAATGTCGGACTAACTAAGGGTGCTTTGTTTGCTATGTCTGCTATTGCAGTAGCTTCTGAGCTTGTAATAAGTCTTGAACCCGTTACTTTGTCTACTTTATTATCTAAAGCGGTTTGTGTTGCAGTTGATATAGGTTTATTTAAATCGGACGTATTATCTACGTTGTTTAATCCCATATCTGCTTTACTAACATTTATATTAATTGTACTCATATTACAAAATTAGTTAAATTTTTAACATTATATTATTTTTATACTAGTATTTTAACAACAGAAAAATTTAAATCTGAAACTCTCACATCCGTTTGCTGACTATTTTTTACGAATAACTCTACATAATCGTTTGTAACTAAATCAATTTGATACTGAGTAGAACCAGGATGTTCCTGATTACTTGTAGAAGTTCTAATTGTCATTTCTGAGTTGGTTAATATACTTCCATTCTTTGCTATTCCTATACTAATATTTTGATTAGATGCACCAGCTCTAACCGCAGTATTTACACTAACTAAAAAAGAAGTATTAAAAGCTCCCGTATATGTTAGCCTATTATTTGAATGTGTAAATTTTGAATTATTTGAATCTGCGGTTGTTGTACCTAAAGCCTTAACCCAAGTATTTACGTTAGGCACTCCAATAGGCGTATCTGTCGTGTTGTTTACCATATAATAGAAACCTCTAGTACTTGTATTCGCTATTCCAACACAATTAGTAAATAGTGTTTTATTCGACGTTTGATTTACACCACTAATATAAGTACCACCACCTCCAAAATTGACAGTATCTAGAATGTACTTTTCATCTCCAATGGTTGCTGAACTTGAAACATTTATAGAGGATTCACCCGACAAAGTAACAAATGAAGAGTATATGATTCTGAATCGTCTTGAAACAGTTAATGTACTTGGTAAAATTATAGCAGTACCACCCGTTGAACAATCAAACAAACAGTTTCCGAATGCGATTGTTCCAATACTTCCGTTGAATGTCATTCCTGCAGAATTAAGAAAAGCACTATCTCCCATTACAAAGTTTGAATAGTCTTTAATCGTTCCAACCGTTGCGCAATTAACAAAGTTTATTCCGAACCAATCTAAAGCGGTAGTAACTCCATCACCATCTAAATTAAAAACTGTACCGTGTGTGAATGAAATATTTCTAATAGGTAGTGAATAATTAGAAGTAATTAAGGCAGTCGAACTACTTAAACCAGTAGATTTAATATAACAGTTTTCTGAAGATGAACCGAGTATAACGGTATTTTGACCACATACAATTCTATCACCAGTTAAATCTACTATTGCAGTAAAGAAATACGTTATACTATCAGCTAAAGTTATAACACCACCCGAAGGAGTTGGTAAATCAGATTTTTGATTAATAAATATTAAATTATCATCCGTTATTCCACCGCCAATACTTAACACTAAATTAGAATAGCTTATTTCTGTGTTCTTTTTACTGTTGTTAGTTTGGCGCACTAAAATAGTATCGTTATTCGCTAACGTAGTTAATTCATCGGTAAAAGCTAAAGGATTTACAAAGTTTTTCATCCTAATGTAGGTATTGAAATGGTTTCTTTAAATACACTATTCACATTAACTGTAAATGTTGTGTCAGGCAATATGTAAGTTTCACCACTAGAAGCTACATAGCTAAACGTATTGTCTGAGTTAATTATAATTACATCAGCACATAACTGCATTGATGAACTACTTTCAAAGTCGTACCCTTGTATCGGTAAATCACAAATGCTTTGAGAATCTCTAAGAGTAAATCCAATCGTTAAAATCCATCCAGCACATTCATCAGCTCCTTTATTTAGAAACTTGCTACAACTTGCACTATCAACACGTCCAAAATTATTCCATCTAGGTGATTTATTTATAACTTCATAGAAATCCCTAGCAATTTGCAAAGTATCACTTTCTACATCGTTTAAGTTACCACCTCTTTGATTTTTAAGGTATTTATCAGCGATAACTATTGTAATCTGTAAAGGAATAACATTTTTATTAAAGCTATTCCCTTGCACAAACGTACAACATAAAGGATATTGAACCTTTTTAACGTTTATAGCTTCGACAAAATCACCCCAATGATAATCGTTTATTTGTAAATGACTATCTGATATTGCTTTAAGCTCTTTATTTAACCTATTTAAAGAAGTATTCATCTAAACGATATATTAATTTTTGGTCTACCTCTGTCAGGTGCTATTCCTTCCGTTCCAAATGTCAAACAATCAAAGAAGGCATTAGGAGAACTAAAGTATTCATTATATTCGGGATACTTACCTGAGTTAAATTGTAGGTAATTAATCAATTTTAGTCGATAGTGTTCTAACTTCTTTCTGAAATTGTCTTGAATCCTATTAATCTCTGTTTCACTAGCACCTTTTAACCACTCGTCATTAGTAACTCCCGTTGCTTTGTTTCGTATTTGGTAAGTAGTTGTACTAACTGCTTCTAAATTGCATCCCATAGCTAAGACTGGAATAATATAACTATCCATTAGAAGGATTTCGTCTGCGTTTAAATCGTCTGCGTCAATACCTTCTAATAGTCTAGTGTATAATGATGTCCCTATAATTGGCTCGATTACCGTATCTTGTACAATTCTAATTGTAGGAGTTAAGATACTATCCTCTACGTTTCCATGTATTAAGGATAGTTCTTTTAGATTATATGCTGAAATTAAAAAAGCGTTACTCATATTATTTAATTATTACGTTTTGTTTCCAATAGTGGCGACAACTTGGAGTATTTTTATTTGTGTCAGGGTTGTGATACCATCCACCTCTATAATACCAAACATCACGACCTATTGCGCTACTGATATTATCTATTTCGCTTCTAGTGTAAACCTTATCCATACTTACCAATGTTTCGCAAAATGGTCTAGATTTACCACCTTTCACCAGGTCGGGAGCATCAGGTCTTTTTTCGTATGAATAAACTACTGATATACTTTCTCTCGTTGCAGTTTCTTTAAGTCCTTTGCTTGTAGGCTCACCACCATCTAAATAACCGCTATTCTGTAACTTTAGAATCTCTTTCGACACATCAATAGGCTTCATATTCAAAGCCTTTACAATTGCGTCATAGCTTTCACCATTCGATAACATCGTAATAATTCGACCTTGCACCTCTGTAACTTGTGCGAATGAATCCTTAAAGAAACTTTCTATAATATCATCATCCGAATTAAATTTAAACTCGTCAGAATGTAGTATTTTAACACCTTGCTTTTTTGTACCACAGTTTGTAAAATATTGTAGTACTTCATCCGTTGAAATTTCAGCACCGAATGTAGAAGGAACTGCACTAGGTATAACGTCCCCACCTTCAATAGGCGGTAATTTAGCCAATGCTCTAATTTCATTACTTGTTAAACTAGATAAAACTTTGTTAGCTACTAATGCAGACATACTATTTAAAGCCTTGCTAGTAGTATTTGTTTCGTCCACTTGTTGCTCTAAACTAATTCTATACTCATTATATTCAACTGTCCCAGTTATACCGTTTAATTGTTGTAAAACGTATGTAATTGAATCTGTAATATTTTTCTGTCTACGTTTTGCGTATGTTTCGTTAAATAAAGCGAAGTCTGATAATAGGTTAGCATCAAACATTGAATTATTCTGCATAACACTAAACAATTTAGGATTGATAACACTATGACTAATCATAATCTTCTGCATTAAACCTTCTTCAGTTGCTAAATATCTTTTATCTAAATCGTTACCGTTTACTTGTACAACACTTGGCGACCTATCCGTTCCATCTGAGAACACAACACCGATACCACCTTGCTTTCTTCTATCTGTTGCATTTAGTTTAAGAGCTGAAACGATTCTTTCTTCTTCTTCGTCTGAATCAGGGATACCATTATTAAGTGAAAGTATCGCACCACCTTTATAACCGTTATAAACCTCTGACAATCTAAAGAAATTTATCTCTATATCTGTTAAAATCGCATTAATACCACCACTATATGAAGGAATAGGATAGTAACCACTTGTTAATTTCTTACTTTCTAACTGAAATTGTCTAGATTTACCTTTAACATATAATATACATTCCGTTGTTTCACTCGTTCTATTGAAGAAACTTGTATATGTTTTAAATTTTGTCTTGTCATTTTGTCTAGAAGTACTCCAATCTTCACTATAATAGTAGATATTTTCCGCTTCGTTTGTTCTAATTAACTCGAATGGAACGTGTTCTAACATCCAGCTTTCGTTTAACTTATCGTATTTACAAAGAATGTAGTAACTATTTCCCACTTCTTGGTCTAATGCGTACATTTCTGCAAGTTCTTCGATAGTATATCTAGACCTTCCGTTCTTATTTATCTCGTCCCAATTCTCAGAACCAGTATATTTTAACCCACCCGAAGTAATATAAGTAACTTTTGAGTTAATTACACCCCCATTAATTGGGCTATCGTAATATAAACTCCATAAAAACTGAGGATAAAGGTTATCCGCTCCCCATTTAACCCAACCTTCACGAGCTACTACTTCACTCGGTTCAATTAAAGGTACTTCTCTAAACTCGTTATAACTAGCTGATTGTTTCTCCACCATAAATATTTGCTTGTTTTGTTGGCTCAAATGAATTAGGCACAACTATAATACTATCTTTTACTGTCATTTTTCCAATCTCGCATCTTAAACCAAGTGAGTAATCTAAACTACCGCCATCAGGCATTTGATACACTTCGTAAATATAATCACCTAGCTTTGTAAATGTCGCATCTGTACCCTCTAATAAGTGAAATAGATTATATCTACTAAATGAACTATTTAAGTCGCTTAGATAAACTAATATTTCGCTCTTACCTTGTTCGTGTACGAATCTAAATAACCAATTAATATCTATACTAGAATCTTCTAACTCTGTTAAAGTTAAAGCTATTTGGTTTAAAGAATTTTTTGTTATGATAATTGACATAGTTCAAAGTTACAAAAAAAACCTTGTTAAATTAATAACAAGGTTTTAAAATTTAATTAATTATTTAAAATTAAGAAACTGGGTCTAAAATTGCAGTAATTAAAGAGTTAGAAATTTTGTAAGGTCTATTCTTTTCTTTACCTGATAATGTCAACGTATTACCGTTAGCATCCTCATAAGCTTGTCCCGAATCTCTAACACCTGATACCATAGCTCCGTTTTTCAAAAAGAAAACTTCCCAAGTATCATCATTTAACTGAACCGCAAAAGTAGTTCTAGCAATTTCTAATGCTTCTAAATTAGCAATATCAGTTGCAGTATTTCCAGCTAAGTACATTGTACCGCTTTGTTCGTATGCGATTGATTGGTTTTTTCTATCTCCAATACGGTTAGCATTGAATTTTGCAGTCTCCATTTCAATATAGAAAACGTGTCCGTATTTTCCACTTGTTAATGAAAGAGCTGAGATAGTTCCATTCGCTTCGGTAGTGGTAGCGTCGGCTGTGTTCCAACCGACTACTTTTTTCACACCACCTACTGAATCACATACTGAGTTTTTACCCTCTAGTATTTCACACATAGTTTATAAATTAAGAATTTAATAAATGTAATCTAACGAAGTATTGTCCCCAAATGTGAGCGATACCTAATCTAAATGAAGCTTCTGCTTTTAATTGGTCAGTATATTCGTTGTATTTAACATCAAAAGACATATCCTCTGGAGAATCAACACCTAAGAAAACCAATGATAAAGGAATAGCGTACATTTCAGATTTACCGTTTAACTCAGGTAAAGTTACAACCTTAACAGAAGTTTGAGGTAAAATGAAAGATAAAGAAGCTCCTTCTTCAGTTGCTACGATTCTATCATAAGGATTTGAAGTATTCCATTGTGCGATGATGTGTTGAGCTTCAGTTCTACCAGTATAGATAGCTACTTCCATACCATTATCAAACAATTCAGATGGGATAGTTTGGTAAACACCGTATGCTTGTGTATATGCGTTAGAAGCAGTGATAGTTGCGTCAGTAGCATTGTATTTTAATACATCAACATCATTAACTAATCTTTGACGTAAACCATTCATCAACACTAATTCAGCATCTAAAGAAGTTGTATCTCCTGAGATTACCAATCTTTGTGCTTTACGTTGTGCTTGTTTCATCAAGTAAGCCATTAAAATCTCATTCAATCCCGCTGGTAATTGACCGTCTTGTCTTTTAAGACCTAAAGTATTTAATACTTGTGTCATTTTACCGTTTAAGTCCTCATTACAGAACTCAATACCCATATACAAAGGAACTGTAGTTAAGTTTTCTTTTGTGAAGATTACAGAACCATCAGGAGAAGGAGTACAAGCAACTTTCGCTTGAAGAGCTACATCAGCATTCAATAATGCGATTTCTTTAGTTCCTTTAACACCTTCCTCAACTGTTAATTTAGATAAGAAGTTTGAATTCTCGATTAAGTCAGTTACGACATTAGGCATTGTGTTGTCAGTCCAAGCTGGGATTGAACCTACATTGTAATCAAATTTTTCTGCTAATTGTTTTTTTAATTTACTCATTGTTATTTTTTTAATTTAATCATTTCTGATATTGTTAACTTACTTTCTTTATTTGCTCCTGATTTAGCTTCTGCTGAAAACTTACTTTCTTTTTCCGTTTTCAATTTTTTTACTTCTTCTGTTAATTCTTCAATTTTAGCGAATGCTGACTTCATCAATTCTGCTACTTCTTTAGCGAACTCTGAATCCATTTCTGATTCAACTTCTTCTGCTTCTTCTTCTACCGTTGAAAACTCAGCAATTAAACCGTTAGCATTTACAGAAATAACCAAAGTTTTCCCTTCTGCATCTGTTACTTGGTAATCACCTTCGGGAGCTGGTAATTTGTTACCCTCCGCATCTGTTACAAAGATTGGAACATCAATTGCTAATTCACCTTCATACGATAGTACAGTACCATCAATTGCAGTTACATCAGTAAATGAAAGCTCAACTTCTGCAACAACTTCATCTGCTTCAAAGTATTTCTTGAAGAAAGATGCTAATGTTACTTTTTCTCTTTTCATTTTTTGTTTATTATTTGATTTTAAATTTACTTGCATACGTTCAAAAATTCCCTCTACTGAGAAACCTTGAAACTTTCCACTTTTAACCTCATTCCATAATTGGTTATCTTCAATTTTATAAGAAGCTATCCAAGTACCATCTTGTAAATTTTGTTTAGCAAATGCTAATGGTGGATTGATACCTTTCTCCTTGTCTATTAAATAACTTTCAAACATAATAGCCCCCTTAACAGTATCTCTATTATCGTGCATTCTGTTTACGTTATTACCGAAACTATTTTTAAAGAATTTAAGTACTATTTGCTTAATCGTTGGAACATCAAAAAATACTTGATGTTCTCCAATGTCGGGACTATTACGGTAAATTAATGTATTTGCCGACATCATTACACCCGTTACGATTCGTTGCTCTTCCTTGAACTCGTAAGGCATAGCCTTGTTAAAAGCTAAGAAAGATTTAAGATGTGCTGGAGTATCTACAAAAGCGTTGTAGTCTACTCCAGTTTCGTCTGAATCATTAATTGTTAGTTTGTACGTTGGTAACATATGTTAAAATTACTAATTATTTATATACTTTGTTAAAATTATAACATTTTTTTTTAATTTCCACCGATTGTGCTTAATACGTTTGTTTTTTGACTGTTATCCATAACCGCTTTTATTTCAGAATCTACAACCGTTACTTTGATACCCGTAGACATATCCGTTGCATTTATAGTGTTTGTAAATCCACCATTCATATTAACTGCATTGCCTTGTTGGTTGTTCGTTGCATTGTTTGTTGTACTTGGAGGTGTTGGTGGTGCTACACTTGTTGGCGAGTTACTCTCGAACTTAGTACTTGAAATTTTCGCTATCGTTGCAACCGTAGCCAATCCAGCAGAAGCTATACGAATAGCAGAAGCAACACCCATAGTAAAGTCAGGTACTGACAAAATAGCAGTTACAGATTGCGCACCGTTAATAATAGCTTGTGCTATTTGCATCTGTTTGTTAATCTCAAATTGTTTCTTAGCACTCTTTAACTCTTCCTCGCTTCCTTTTCTAAGTCCTGATTGCTTAATACTAAATACAGTATCTGTTAATGATTGAATCGAAGAAAGTGAATTATTCGCAATTTCAAACCCAGCATCTCTAATTGCTTTTTGATTCTCTATCTCTTTGTTTTTAGAATCTTCATTAATAGCATCTATTTTTGCTTTATGTTCTGCGTGTAATTTCTCAATCTCTCCATCTGTTAATTCCTTATTCTGCAAGGCTTGTGCTAGTTCCATATCAGCAAGTTGTATCTTCGCTCCTTGTTCCGCTTCAAAGTCAGCTCTAAGGTTTAATATCTTAGCTTCTAAACTAGCTTTTTGATTAATATTTTCTTTCTCTAATTTAGCCTTATCTTTGTCGTCGCTTTGTTTTTGTAAATCATCTTTTAATGCTTGTGTTTCATTAAATTGTTTTACAGTCAATTCATCAATTAACTTTTGATTTTTACCATACTTAGCAATTAAGTCGGTATATTCTCTTTCGTGTTGTGTTCTTAATTGTGCTAATTGTCTAAGTCCAGAATCCTCGATATTCGTATTAATTAAATCTTGCGTTAATCTTTGAAGTTCTAAAAGTTTTTGTTGTTTATCTTTTTCACTTTGTAATCTTTCAGCTTTTCTTTTTTCAAAATTCTTTTTTTGTTCTTCTGCGCCTTTCTCTTGTTCGTCTGTTAGTTCTTTTTGGTGAGTAGCTTCTAGAACTTTCTTTGCTTGAATGGTATCTTTATAAAGTTTGTATTGCTCTTTATTCATCTTAATACCGAACTTTTGTTGTTTTTCTAGTTCTTTTTTAGTTGATTCTAAGATAGCCATCTCCTTTTTATAAATCTCATCACTAGAAGCACCTTTCGCCTTCATTAACTCTATTTCCTTGTCGTGTGTTTCTTGTTTAGATTTTAAACCGTTTGTCAAATAGTCTTGTGCTTTCTTTAAACTTTTAGCTTGCATTTCATCGAATGCTTTTTGTTTAGCAGTTGCTTCTTCCGTTGATTCTCCGAATAAATCCATAGCAGAAACTAAAGCCATAACTCCAGCTATAATAGCAAAGATAGGAATAGCCAACATAGACAACCTAAGTAGTTTCATAGCTCCCGTTGTTGTTCCAACTGCGGTAGTATAAGCGTATTGAGCTACTGTCATTACACCCGTTTTAACTGCGTTTAGTGTAACCATCATAGCACTCTGTTTCTCGAATAATGCTCTTATTTCATTTACAGAATTTAATAGAGTAGTTACTGCGGTTAGTTTTACTAATGTTTTTTCAAGTTCTTTAGAATCTGAACCAACTAAAGCCATCGCACTTTGTACCGCTCCATATCCAGCCACAACACCAGTTCCAATAGCTAAAGCTCCTTGTAAATGTTTACCTCTTTGTGCTAAATTATCTACTGAGGTATCTACATCAACAATAGTCTTTTTATATTTAACTACTTCAGTCTGTAAATCTTTAAACTCTTGCGTGTTTTTTTGCCCAGCTAAAGCAAGTTCATACATCCTATCCTCTAATTCTCCAAGTCTACCCGTTAATGGTTGAATACCACCGTAAACATCGTCAAACTTTGCGTTTAAATCCGTAGTTGATTTAGTTAGTTTTGCATATTCGATATTAAGAGAAGCTAATATTTTTCTTTGGTCGTCTGCTTCCTTTGAGTTTTCACCGTATTTCTTAGATAACTTTTCTACTTCTACCTCTGTACTTTTAATTGAGTTTCTTACGTTGTCAATATCCTTAACGGTATTTCCCGTATCTACTTTGGTCTTAAATACTATTTCCTTATCCATAAACTTCTATTTGTATATTTGCCTTAGTTAATAGTCCATCTGTTAAAACTCCACCCGTATATGTGTATATTCTTATTTCGCTATCATTTTGTTGTCTTATAACTATTTCAATACCCGAATCTTTTGGAGAAGGTTGGTAAAAAAATGTTTGGTCTACCGTGAATAACCCAACGCTAGCAACTTTATAGTAACCCGTTGAAACTCTAGACCAAGTTAATGTACCTATTGAATTTTGTATTAAATAAGTTTCTAATGGGTCGTTTGTACTTGTTTGATTAATAATAGCTTTATAAATCTTGCTTGTCGTTGTACCGTTAGAAACAATTCCACTACCATTTCTAGTATAAAACAATCCAGTATCTGTGTCTAGATACATTTCACCCTGATAAATGTCAGTAGCTATCCAATCACCATTACGGTGGTCGGCACTCGTTGGGATAGTTGGAACACCACTACCTTGCTTAATTATCATTCTTACACTTTTATCGCACATATTAACCTATTATTATATTACTGTATTCTGAATTTTCATTTAAACCACCACTAATTAAGAAAGCATCTGTACCAACACCGTTAGGACTTATAGTATTATCTTCGTTATCTCTCCAATTCTCAACGAAATCGTGGTAACTTATTTCACCCTCAATGTTTTTAGCTTCAATAATTCTCACTAATTCTACTTGTGTTGATGTTGTCATATTTTCGTCAAAATCTCTCACCTCATTTAATCTGTATAATACACCGTTCCACATTATTGACTTTGAGAAGTCTAAGTTAGTAATATGATTTGAATTTAGCTTTACATATAACTCTACAATTTTAGAATCTTTTCCCGTAATCTCTTTTATAAATCTTTCGTGGTATCTTCTATGAAGGTTATCCGTTGTAACTACATTATTTGTATATCCTAATTGAATAGGTAAACCCCAATTTAAGTCGAAGCTAGGAGCTTGGTAATTATCAAAATGATGAACGCAAGGATAAGAAGTTTTATCTGTGTAGCTAACTCCATCTGTATCTGTTAATCTCCAACTTCCTGACTTCAAACCATTCCAAACATAGTTTCTAGGTTTCCCTTTAAACGGTTTTTGTATTCCATTCTGAACCGATACTATTCTAGGTCTTACAAACGGTGCTATATTATCTCTTACTACTGTTTGAGCATATGGTAATTGATAAACTCTATCACCAGTTTGGAAAGTACTTGGTACTGTGTAAGTATGGTCGCCGTAACCGTATTGAAAAGTATCTCTGTAAGATTGATTATCAAA